ATGAAGGAAATCAATTTGCGGGATTTTTACCCGTGGTATATAGAAGATGTTATGGTTGAAGTCACGGAAGAAGTTGCGGAAGAACTGCTGGCGGGCCAACGATACATCAAGGCCAGCCGCCGCCGTGTCTACCGCAACAAGGCGCACTACTCGCTGGATGCCGAGGATGGCATCGAGTATTCCGCCTGCTTCTCTAACCCCTCCCCGCAAGAGCTTATCGAGCGCATGGAGCGGTTTGAATATCTCTGCCACGCTCTGAACAGTCTGCCCGACGCACAAGGCCAGCGGGTGTTTGAACACTATCTGCTGGGCCACTCGGTCAAGGCGATTGCCGCTGCCGAGGGCGTAACAGAACAGGCCATTACCGCCGCTATCCGCCGGGGCTTGGAGAACATGAAAAAATATTTGAAAAATGTTCTGTGAGCCTGTTGTTTTTGATCTTCTAACCGACACGGTTAATGAGAGGAAGATCATTCTCTCCCACAACTGAATAGCGGGCAACTTGGAGTATCCAGCAGGGAGCCGGGCGGCAGGTACGCAAAGACTTTTCCGTAAGGGAAACGAGCGATCACTACCCATGCCCATGCCGCAGGTGGGGACGAGCCATCCCCACGGCCACGATCTGCAACAGGCCGCAAAGGATAAGCTGGCGGCTTATCCGCTCCGATTTGCCGCACGATCCAGCGGGGGTGCTGGCTGAAATATCTGTTGTCTTGTGACAGGCCGAACATATAGAGCCAGCGCCCCCCAACTTTATCAGAAAGAAGGTTTTGACCATGTATGAGGAATGGAGCAATAACGCTTGCCGTGGCTATGTCATCAAGGCGATGGAAAACTGCGGCTTCAAGTCAAAGGACATTCGGCGGGTACTTACCGAGCTCTACGAGGTCTTTGACTTCTGCGCTGTGGAGGAAGCGGCGCACTATTACGAAAACTGGCAGTCCTAACCTCGGGCCAACTTGGCCCGAAGCGTGGAGCAGAACGAAAGGACAGCACCTTTTACCGGGTGCTGTCCTTTCGCTTTTCCCCACCGGGACAATGCGGGAAAACGCTGGCTGTCAACCAACTACGCAAAGGAGGCTTTAATGGTACAATCCGTTACTTATCAGAGTGAAACCAAGACCGTCCCTTTTCAGGGCAAAAGCATTGTGCTGGAAAGTCTGACGCCGGTACTCTCCCCGAAGGAAAAGGAGAAGCGGAAGAAAGACATTGAACGCTGTCTGTATGAAGTGTTCAGCAAGTACAGAAGGGCCGGGGACAGCCCTGCTTGACCATCGACAACATTGTCCTGCGGGGCTATCAATGGTATAATATACTTGTAGGTTGGTAGCTCCATTCCACAGGAAAGGAGCCCAACATGAATATCAGAGAAGATGTAATTTATGCAAGACAATCCGTAGACCGCAAGGACAGTATCAGCATTGAGAGCCAAATTGATTTCTGCAAGTATGAGTTGAAGGGAGGCAGTTGCCGGATTTTCAAAGACAAGGGCTATTCCGGTAAGAACACCGACAGGCCCGAGTTTCAAAAGCTCCTTGGGGAGATACGCAAAGGCAAGGTGCGCCGGGTAGTTGTCTATAAGCTGGACAGAATAAGCCGCTCCATTCTGGACTTTGCGAACATGATGGAGCTGTTTCAGGAATACGATGTGGAGTTTGTTTCCTCCACAGAGAAGTTCGACACCTCGACCCCGATGGGCCGGGCCATGCTGAATATCTGTATCGTATTCGCCCAGCTTGAACGGGAGACAATCCAGAAGCGTGTCACGGACGCTTACTACTCCCGGTGCCTGAAAGGCTTCCACATGAGCGGCCAAGCCCCCTATGGCTTTGACTTGGAGCCGACGGTGGTAGAGAATATCCGCACAAAGATGATGGTAGCCGACCCCATAGCCGCCAACCATGTGCGCCTGATGTTTGAGATGTATGCCGAGCCCGAGACTTCCTTCGGGGACATTACCCGGTATTTTGAGGAACAGGGTATCAAGGTATATGGGAAGTCATTGACACGCCCCTTCCTGTCCCAGCTCCTACGCAACCCGGTCTATGCACAGGCCGACTTGGAAATGTATGAGTTCTTCAAAAGTCAGGGCGCTGTGGTGGTCAATGACGCCGCCGACTTCGCCGGGACAAACGGCTGTTATCTCTACCAAGGCCGGGATGTGAAGGAGGACAAGGACAAGAGCCTGAAAGATCAAATCCTTGTGATCGCTCCCCATGAGGGCTTCATATCCTCCGACATTTGGCTGAGATGCCGCAAGAAGCTGATGACAAACATCACTTTCCAGAATGGGCGCAAGGCCCGCAACACTTGGCTGGCCGGGAAAATCAAATGTGGGAAATGCGGGTACGCACTTAAAACGACCCATAACCCCTCTGGCTATGAATACCTCCGCTGTTCCAAGCGGGCCGACCACAAGGGTTGTCCGGGGTGCGGCACACTCCGCAAGAATGAGTTTGAACAGTTCATTTTCACAGCTATGGGAGAAAAGTTCCGGGAGTTCAAACTGCTTCGGGGCGGCGAGGGAAAAGTAAATCCCAAGATTACCGCCTATCAGGTGGAGCTTGCACAGGTAGAAGTCGAGATTGAAAAACTGCTTGATACGCTGACCGGGGCCAACGCCACTTTACTTGCCTACGCCAACAAGAAAATCGAGGATTTGGACAACCGCCGCAAAACACTGTCCAAGGCGATTGCAGACCTGTCCGTTGAAACGCTGTCCTCCCAGCAGATTGAATTACTGTCCGGGTATCTGGACGATTGGGAGCATATCAGCTTTGAGGACAAACGAAAAGCCGCTGACAGCCTGATTTCATCAATCAGCGCAACCAGCGACTATGTAAAAATAGAGTGGAAAATCTGATACTTTTTCCACTCTATCAAACCACTTGTTTCTTTTTATCGCTTGTAGCCCCTTGTACACCGTTGCTTTAATTTTATTATTTCTAAAAGAGCAGCATTCAAAACCATCCTTATCAAATAATAAGAGAGTAGAACTATCTTGTCCTACTCCCTCTGATACATCTATGCCAGCCCAATAACGTCTGCCTATTTTGGGAATTTGGTATATCTTCAACGAGCCACTATTAACCCATTGACGTAATTGTTTTGGCAAATCCCGTATTTTCTTAATATCTATCGTCTGTTCTTTTAATAACGATAATTGCCTGTTGATTTTCCATGTATTAAAAATATTTCGTCCTGTAGTGAGAAAACATTCCACATCTGTAGAAGGATATTCAACACAAAAGGTATCTTCTCCCTCTGTAGCAATTTTCATTCTCCTCCAAATGATCTGTTCCGCTGTTGCACCAATTTTGGCCAGTTCTTTTTCCTCTGCTGTATATTTGTCTGCGGCAAGCATTATATTTTGATTCTGTGCTAAATATTTCTGTACTGCCAAATCATACTGTCCCTGAAACAATGTTTTGCCGTTAATCCAATTGAAAAAACAACATCTAAAACTATTTTCCTTGTTCTTAGACTGGTAATACATTTCGCTGAATTTATTAAAGCCATTGGCTGTACTTTCTATTACCAACTGAGAAGATTCGGAACATGCCTGCATTAAACTTTTTAACTGCCGTTCTGGATCTTTCCAAAACGCAAATTCAGATAAATGAACAATCCCATTATAAGTACTTCCTCTGCCTACATCTTTGTTTCCAGCAGTTAAACAGACAATACTGCTTCCATTGGCAAAGGTCAATGCCTGTCTATTATTTTGTACCAATTCTGGCTGTAACCATTTAGGTAAAGAAAAAAATTGCTGTTTTAGTTTATCAAAAATAGCGTTGGTGCTACTTTGATTATGAGAAACCAAAAGACAGTTTGTGTTTCCGTTTATAACGCAAGCACGAATGCTCAATGCCACACAACATACAGAAAGTCCTAACTGTCTTGATTTCAATACAATATTTTCATGTTCGATTTCAGACACAAACGCTTTTTGCTCTGGTGTTAAGATGAATGGTACAATATTTCCTTGCTTATCTGCTATTTTAATGAATGTTTCTATCCACTGTATTTTATTTTCATCTTTCCACAACCATTGCAGTTTCTTTTTATTTTCATCCGATATAGCCATAATCACTCCAATCCAGGAATGCTCACACCAGACAAAAATGCATCTATTTCATCTTCACTTTCTTTAAAATAATCGGATTTAGCAAAGGATTCAACCCATCTGGCTGCATTCACATCACCCTTTAATGCCTTATCAAGCATACTGTTATAAAGTAAAGATAATTGGTAGTTCTTCATATGCTTATCAAATATCATCTGGCAATCAATTCCTTCTGATGATGTAAGCCATTCCTCATATATATCCTTTGACAGCGGAAGTTCTAAGTCCTTAAATTTCTTATCTTCCTGTTTGTTGTTGTGCCAGATTAGAAATAACGCATGTTCTTTATCTGTAGCAGAACACAATTTGTCGAGCAAACTATTCATCGGTATCTCCTTCATTCTCAACATATGTATCATCATATACTGTTAGTGGTTCATACATTTTCAATGCTTCTTTGGCTTTGTCCCAGACATCACACAATGCCATTAGATAATCCGTATCGGAATCGGGGGCGTACATTTCTGCTCTAATAACCTTAATAATTTCATTATTCATTTTGCAACACTCCTCGTACCTGTCTCTCATACTATTTCTTCTGTCTTTCATGCTACTTCCTCCTTATTTTTTATATATTCATCAAATATACTTAAATCTTTTTCTAATAATTCTGGTGTGTTTCCTTTTGAAATTTCTTCATCATAAAGTGTTTTCTGTTTTTTATTCCAATTAATAGCCCATTCGTAAATTTCTTTTATGGTCTTTAAATCATATGCTTTACCTCGACACAAAGCAGTATATTTCTGGGCTAAGCCTCTGCTCTTGTTTGCATTTGCAATATCACTGGTTTTACGTTCCTTCAGATTGTTCCAGCCATAATTATTCTGATAGTGAATTGCAAATTTGATACAAATATCTTTATCTTTATATCGACTATAAGCATTAGGAATTCTTGTGATTTCGTTATCAAACGTCTTAGATAACAAAATGTCCTCAAAACGGAATACATAGATAATATGATTCTGCTCTAACAATTCGTTATAGCGTATAGCCGTTCTTTTATTGATTAAGGAATTTACATTATTAAGTGCTATCCCACAGACTTTTCCTTTATATTCTTCCTCTAACTTACTGCTGTGATTAAAGCATCCGACCAAACTGACAAAATATCTGAATAACTGAAATTTATCTGTTTTCGTGTCCAGATTCATAATAGTATTTAATTCATCAGAAGTAATAACCACAAAATATTCTGATCCACGTTCAAAATACAGGCCAGTCACATCACACAGGAATTCATTCTTTCCTATTTTCTGATTTATTTTAATAAAACCAGAAGAAACCAGTTCATCAAATCCATCCTGTACCTTCATACTTTCTTTCCTTGACGGCATTTTACCGTATAGCAGATAACCTATATAATCAATACTAAACAATAAATCCATCTTGTTATGACTGAATGGTTGCAATGCAGCCCAAATACAGAATGCTCTATCTGATAACCGCTTATCCTCTAAAATTCTTTTAACAATATAAATATCTCTCATTCGCTTCTTCTCCTAACACAAGTAAATTCTTCATGGTGACAGTTAGGACATTTTTTGTGCCCAATTGACACCTACCATGGTGACAGAATGGGACACTTTTTGTGCCTAACTGTCACTTAATAAGTAATAGATAAAAATAAGTAATAGATAATTTTTTGCACCCTCTAAAGAGGGATGGCAGCGTTGCTTTACTCTTTTATCTTCTTTAATTCAGAATAATATTCCTCAATCAGTTCATCTAATTCTTGAGTTCTTTTATAGACAAATACCTTATATTTAGGATTATCATAATCAATCCTGCTGTATTCAAAATCTATTCCATGTTCACTTAAATAATTTGCTAATCTAATACGTTTAATGACTCTTGTGTGTTCCATAATTCATCCTCCACTTCTGCATAATCGTTATAATGACTTTTCTTTTTTCTCTTTCTAATCTCATACCATTCATCATCTGGTAAATCTTTTGTAATCTCATATAAATATTCGTTCATCTTCCTAACTCCTTCTTTTTATTTCAATCAATAAAAGGGATGCATTTCAGCAATCCCTTCTAAATAAACCTCTGTAATTCTTCTTCTAATCCTGTTTCATTTTTAAAAATAAATATGCTTGCGAGCGGCTGTTCCCTATTTGGCTTAATATCAATAATGGTATATCCTTTGCGGAGCAGTTCCCTTGCAATGCTGGCTTTATATACAATCCAATTTTTTCTCATGCTATTTTTTCTATCTCCTTGCTGTATCTCATTTTGTTTCTATATGTAAATGCTAATGAAAATACTTTCGTTTCCTGATATTGCTGTACATTACATTCTTTAACTTCAAAATCTCTATAACAAATGAACTCGCCTGACGGCAAGGTAATTTCTATTCCAAGAAGTTTCCCTATCGTTGGCAAGTCCAGTTCTGTTTTTAATCTTTTATTGTCAAATCTTATTTTCTGTTTTAAATGATATTTATTTATGATGCAGTCAAAATCTGTTTTTTCATGACGCTGAATTACTTCATAAAGTTCTTCAAATCCAAGGATATTTACCAGATAATGATGTTGAGTATCATGAAATTTATTACTATAAAAACTTACTAAATTTCTGATTATCTTTTCATAAGTTGGTAAATGCCGATATATCTCGTATTTTAGGGCTTTATCGGTATTTTCTTTTCGGAAGATACCTTGCATAAGCTGGCATTTACCAGCATGAAAATGCAACCAAAAGTAGTAAATGAGTAGTAAATATAAGCTCCGATATTAACAAGCCAGCCTTTCCAGCTCCGCTTTTGCAGATTGAAATGTACCGTGTGCGTAATAGCCAAGTGTCATGGTTATGTTAGCGTGTCCCATGAGATATTGCAGAGTGTTTGGGTTCATTCCTCTGTTTGCCATATTCGTACAATAAGTATGTCGGAATGAATGTGGTGTGATGTTCGGTAACTTGTCCGTGTGATACTTGTTATACTTCTTAATCAGCCCTCGCACCATGCCCTCATAGTTTCCTGCAACTTTAGGCAAGCCCTCACGGTTTAAGAATAGGAAATTGCTGTAACCACCTACAATCAGCGGTTGTGCTTTTCCTCTGCTCTTTAGTATTCTTTGGATTGCTTGATAAGCACGTTCTGTCAATGGAAGTTCCCGTTTTCCGTTTTTGGTCTTTGGCGTTTCAATATAGTAGCCCATTTCGCTATCTTTCAATAACTGGTGGTCTATATTGAGTATTCTGTTCTGCATATCAATATGCGTCGTTAGTCCGCAAAATTCAGAAATACGAAGTCCCGTTTCCAGCAGAAGCACAACCTCATCATAATACTTGCTGTAAACCTTATCCTTTTCCATAAAGGCAAGCAGGCGTTCTTCCTGCTCTGGTGTAAGGATAACTTTCTGCTCCGTATCATTTTCCAGAACATCACTTAGCGTAAATTCAAACGGGTTCTTTCTGATACAGTCGTCTTGTATCGCCATGTAAAATGACGCTTTCAAGGAACGCTTGTAGTTATCAATCGTTTTATAGGCATATCCTTTTTCGCTCATTCTGATAGCCCATTCTTTAGCGTCCGACTGCTTAACAGTATCAATCGCCCTCATGCCCAACGGGTCATTTTTCAGAGCGTTCATAAGATACTGTCGTCCCTTTTCAGTAGCCCTTTTGATGTTCTTTCTTTGGCTGTTCTTCTTGTCGTAGAGCTGGCAGACTGTCATTTTACCGCCTGCTATGTCGATACCGTCGTTAAGGTCTTTTTTAATTTGTGCTTCTTTTTCCCTCAATGAAATATCATCACGTTTTCCAGCAGGTGTCTTATCTGTCGGTACAAGTTTCCAAGAATAGATAAATTGTGGCTTTCCGTATATATCGGTATATTTATAAACGTATCTTCCGTCTTTTCGCTGGCTCTCTCCATTACGCAAATTGCGATTTCTACTGTCTTTTCGTTTTACATTAGACATAGTGTAAAGCTCCTTTCCGTCATGGAATGAGCCGTGATACGCTACATTTATTATACCATATCTACGGCTCAATGACATTAGATTTCGTCCAATGTATCTATGATTTTTTCAAATTGTTTTCGCTTAATCTGAATACGATTACCGTTCACGATAACCCAGCCAGCGTCAATATTTTCTTCGGCTAATTTACGCAATTTCTTTTCGCCAATGCGGAAGTATTTAGACGCTTCTTCAATCGTCAACGTATATTTTTCCCAGATAGGCACATCAGTATTGTTCATAATCTATGCACCCCCTTTACTGTGTGTCATTTTTTACAAGCAGACAGACGGCTTTGGAAAGCTCCGTTAGTATCTCAACTATTCCCATTCTTGTGGGCAGAACCGCACCATGCGGACGTATCATTATTCTGTGAGGATAGGTCGTGGCAAAACGACTTTTCCAACAGTCGCTCTCGGATCACTGCGTGGGTCGCTCGCTTTCTTTTGAAAAGGTCGTGGCGTACAGTCCCCGTGGCTCGCTATCTCACAAACGTATCTGTCTGCTTTATTCAGTTGTCAAAGAGCTGTGGCGAAAGCGTGTTGCTTTCATGTAAAAGCAGGGGGGCAGAGCAGGAAAGAGGGGGTTGAACAAATCATGCTCTGCGGTTACTGCTTGTTATTCTTCGGTTTCTAACGGAATATCAAAGTCCAAAATCATTTTAATAAGTGCTTCTCTGATACGTCCTTTTAATTCCATGTCTACGACTATGCAGACATTACCATATTTGTCGTAGAACGGACGCAAACAACATTTTGATATGTACGGGTCATACAATGCCAGTATCTTTTCAATCGCATTTACGTTGCCGTCCACAGCCGACGAAATAAGATAAAATGACGGGCGTGTGTTATTCATCATTCATGTTCTCCTTTAATTTTTTCTTGATTTCTTCAAGTGAGTTCTTCCTACTGCGGAACGACGTTGAACGGTTAATTTTTAATCTGTCGCCGATTTCTGTATCGCTCATGCCCAAGAAGAAATACATCAACAAGATTTCTCTGTCTTTTTCAGACAGATACTTAATCGCTTCTGCTAAATCATCATCAAGGACACGAACCTCAATACCACATACATCAAAGGCGGTATAATCGCTTTCGTATTCGTCCCAGACTGCCAGCTTTTCCACGACGATTTCTGGAAGTTCACAATAGGAAATTTCCTTATTTCTTCGTCGCTTTAATTCTTTGCGATAATTACGGACAATGCCTTTTACTACACGTTTGAGCTTGCAGTCAAATTGACATTGTATTGTCTTTTGGAAGTCCGACGGTTTCATATCATCACACCCCCTTTCCGTTATGACGTGAAAAGTGTTTATCCCTCTTTCCGCACCATATCTGTACAGCAAGGTGTGATTTGTTGCATGAATTTGAAAAAAAGTGAAAAAATTTTTTCGGGTACAAAAAAAGCCCGCACAAAACATATAGTCTGTACGAGCTATTAAAGCTGTGAGATATTCAGTTGTTGATAAAATGCTGTTAGGTAGTGTATGACCGTATAAGATTATGCTTAAAACTTTCCATAATACAAGCCCCCTTACAGCACTTGATTTCTATTAAACTTTTGTCTTTTTTGTAATCTTGTAAATATATTCTTCTGGAGTAGGGCGTTTATTTCCAAAATACTTTCTGAAATTTGCCTGCACTTCTGGGTCGGTGCTGTTCATAGCTTCATCAATCGTCGCTTCAATATCAGCCCGAACATCAGCCAATGATACACCGCCAGCTTTTGCACCAGCTTTCAATGCTTTTTTAATATCTCGTTTTTTTAAGATAGCCATAATACAACACCTTTCCCTTTTATTTTATAAGTAATTGAATAATAGTTACAAATACCCAAATGAAGAACAGAACACCGTCCAGCTTAGCAATCAAATTCAAGACTTTGTTTTCTATTTTTTCTACTCCGCATATAGCATTAAAATTCATCAATGAAAATGCTAAAATCAATAAAGAGTAATTTGACAAATTGTTACTATTACCATTATAAAGGGCAAAAGCATATCCAGCCCAAAAAGGAAGTAACGCAACTAAAGTAAAGCCTTTTAGAAACTTCATGTCTTTTCTTTCGCTTGAAAAATAATTTTTTGCTAAATGTTTGTCTGCCATAATCGCAACTCCTTTCAAAATTGTCGGAAGTTATCTCCCTCTTTCATTATAATTTTTTTCAATCAGAATGTAAAGTATTTCTTACTATTTGTTGTAAAAAAATCATGCTTGTTTTTTTGTACGGGAAACAAGCACGATATAATATTCTTTACTCAATTTTCTTATATATCAAAATTGCGACAACTTGTATCGTTAATACAATATTATATATCCATTGTACACCGTTAGCCATACTATAAAAATCCATAGGTGTCCGCATAGAAAGTTTTGCAAAAACATTGACGAGAATAATAAACACAATCGTAGATATAATACTCGCTTTTCCGATAATTGCTCGTCCTCTTTCATCTCGTGATGTTTTCAAAAAGAATAATACAATTACAGCAATGGTAATAGGTATGCAGTAATATGTTCCTATTACAAGTATTGTTTTATTATTGATAATTGACTCAAACAATTCTATCATTTTTCTGCCTCCTCAAAGTCAAATAAATCTTCAATCGCTACATCAAATACTTTCGCAATACTATATGCTAACAACATGGACGGATTGTATCGGTTTCTTTCAAGCTGTATTATCGTTTGCCGAGATACTCCAACAAGGTCAGCGAGTTCCTGCTGGCTCATTCGTTTTGTAGCTCTATAAATATGTATCTTGCTGTCAAAAGAATACTTTTGCTTTGCCATTTAGCCACCGCCTTATTTTAATTTCAGCTTATTATAACATATTTCTTACTTTTTGTGTGGAATTTATGATTATGCCATATAGAAAAAGCGTGTAAATCTGTACTGAAATACACGCTTTATCATCACTTATCCCACAATCTTCCAGTTACTATCCTTATGTAGCACAAGCTCATATTGCGATACTTGTGTTGCCTTTGTCTGATTATCAAGGAATTTCACGGCTACCTTGACTTTCACATTGTCCCCGTCCTTTGTAAAGATAGGGCTTACCAATTCAGAATAAAGATAGTCCCTGCCGATAGGTTCAATCACATTTCCCGATACATAGTAAGCAAGCTCTTTTTCCGTCGCTGTTGGGTAGAGCTTAAAGAATGTTTCCAGAAATGCGGTAGCGTCGTTTACGGTATCAGCGTCTACGCTTGCGTCTGCTTCTGGTGTCTTAGGCTC